AGGTCGTCATACACCCCAACCTCACCTACGAGCAGATAGGCCCCCTCCACGGCCTTCTGTCGCCCGAAGGGGTTGTCTTGCTGGGTGACCTGAACATCTGCACCCATTTCGAATGAATCTATGTTAACATAGCCCGGTCACCGAGCGAAGTCGGGCAGGTTGCTTTGAACGAACTCGGTAAGCTCCGTATCGAGGATGCTGGTTTCATACTGGGTCTGGTCCCCACGGTAGACCGTCATCACCCATCCGATGGCCTTGAAATTGCCACTGCGCCGGTCATACATCCGCTGGGTGACCTCTACTCCGATGCCGTTCTCAGGCCACCGGTTAGACTGTTCGAGGTAGTAGCGCAGCTGGAACGGATTTGGTTTGGCGACACGGCCCATGTTAACACCCAGACCGGCCTATGTTAACAATGTTTGGTCACGAAAAAGGCCCCCACCTCCGCCTTGGCGGAAATGGGGGCGGTGAACAGCCCTGAAGGCTGGATTTGCAGTGGAAACCAAGGGGTTTCAGTCCTGCTCTACGGTGTAACGGGCAAACTTGCCTTGACCTCGCTTGAAGGTCAACACCTTGACGGCATCGCCAAAGTCAATTGAACGCTCTTTGTCGTCAACGGTGGCTCCTTGAGCTTCCCATCCGGCCAAGCATCGCTCGATTTCCTGAACGGCCGACCGTTGGTGAATCCAAATTGGGTTCGCATACTCCGGTTCAGCGAGGAAGCCAAGGGCCGTCCATGTCCGTCCGTCTTTCCAGTCGGGTACATTCCAGCCTTCGGTGTCCAGAGTCTCGGTCAAGACCATGCGGATGCGCTGGAAAGTGAAGGTCACGCCTTCCTCTCGCTCAGCGTCGGCTGTCTTGAGCCAGTCCAAGGCCTTCTCACCCGTCAAAGTGAGCTGCCCGAACACAGGTTTCTTGTTCTTCGCCAGTCCCAAGAGGGCCAGCACTGCTATGGTTGCTATCATCAGGTTCATGTTTTTCTCTCCTGTCTCGGCCGAGGGGTTCCTCCGCCCTCCCACGGGCATCATTGGAACCCCTTCGGTATGACCTTCGGCCGTAAACCACCCACCACGCCACCCCATATCAACACCCAAGTAAGAAAACTACAGTCAGTTTACTTTATACACCGTCTCAGTCAGCGTGTAATTATGGCTAAAGCATACCAAGTCACATCCGACCCCTTCTTCGTGAACGGCAACCTAACCCTTGACGGGGCCGCAGCGGGAACCTTCCAGCAAACTCAAATCAGCCTCCCGCTTGATTCTCTCAACCGTGAAGGCATCCTTGTTCATGCAATCTACTTCACCTCATCCGATGTTACATTCGGTGGTAACCTCAACGCCTACTCTCGGATTCAGATGCAGGTCACGAGCACCTCCAAGACCGCCATGGTAGGGGCCAACGATGCCAACCTCATCGGCCGCCGTGAAATTGTCATCGTCGGCGGAGCTGCAGAATTTGACGGTCCCCACATCGTGGACTTCATCGGCGAGCAAGGACCATACGCCGCTGATGACAATTTGATGATTATCGCAACAGACGATTGCTTCCTCGGTGGTCTTACGACTTCAAACCAAACCGATAACAAGAATGTTCAGTTCCGAATGGTCTGTTCGAGAATCCGTCTGTCCGCTGATGCCTATGCCGCTTTGGTCACCAACGAATTGAGCAGTTGAGTCTGACCGGCTTTTGTTAACATAAGGTGAGCAAATGGGAACGGTGACCTTGACTCTTGAGGAATACAACGCCCTCATCCGAGCGGCCGGCATGGCGATGACGCCGATGCCGTCCATGATGATGGGCTCCGCGGTATCATCACCAAGCGAAGCACCATCCAAGCCTCGGCGTCGAAGGGTTTCCAAATATGCAAGGGCCTACGGGGCCGCCTACAAGGCCCTCAAGAAGAAGCATCCTCGGTCCAAGCATGCCACACTTGTCAAGCGAGCCCATGCTGAGGCCCGTCGCAAGACCAAGAAGTGATTACCATGTCCGACATACCCGACTCCCAGCCATCCCCTTCGGGTGACCAAGCGCCGTTGTTGGTCCGACTTGCCGAGAGACTGAGCAAGCGACCGGAAACAGGTAAGGATGGACTAACCATTGACCGTGCTTTGTGGGCGATGGTGCTTGTCCAGTTGGCACAGATGGACACCGGCAACCTGTCATGGGTCTTGGCCTACTTACTATGAGAAAACTCACGAGAAGGGGTCTATCTGCTCTCTCCTGTCTTTTGGTAGGTCGTCATACACCCCAACCTCACCTACGAGCAGATAGGCCCCCTCCACGGCCTTCTGTCGCCCGAAGGGGTTGTCTTGCTGGGTGACCTGAACA